GCTGGGTTTAGATAGTCAGCTCCCATTGCGAGCCTTCCTAATATTACATCTCCTTGGTAGATGACTGAAACATCACCAGATGTAACTTGGACTTGAGGTCCAATTGCTTCGACAACACCTGCAGCTTCCTTCTGGAAGATTAGTCCACAGCTATTTGCGAAGTTTGAACTGTTACCATAGTTGTTAACAGTCTGAGTTCTTTCATCAGCCATATCAACATCAACGAACGAACCTGTATTACCAGGAGTTGTGATGCCAGGGTTAGTAGCAGATGCAGAACCATATTTAGCACCATACTTAGTGAAGAATGGTACGTTCATGGATTTGTAAATCTTGATTCCAGCAATCTCATAAACACCCTTACCTGATTGTAGGGCATCTCCTTGCTCGTCTCTATTTACTAGGTAAGCACCAATACCTGAACCATCTAAACCCTTAATAAGAGCATAGTATTGGCGTGGGTTTAGAACTCCAACTCTACCTTCTGATGATACACCCTTCTCATCAAGAGCAGCAGCTGCATCATAGAATGCAGTAACTAGCTTGTCAGGGTCTATAGCATCTGAAGCGTTTGTTCCTGATGAACCAACACGTACTTGTGTTCCACCTGGTTCTACGAATCCAGACTTAGTTACAGGACTTGCTTTACGTGCAGCTTGAGAGATCTTACGGAAGATCTTACGGTCATAGTTCTCTGCTAGAGCATAACCAATCTTCTTAGAGATTTCACCACGTAAGTCATAATGAGCAAGAACTTCATCTAATTCATATACGAAAGCTGAACTAATAAGTAGGTCATCTACTGTAATAGTCTTCTCAGCTACTGGAGGTGCGTTGTCACTGTTACCTAAGATGGACTGACCTGGAGTATGATACTCACTATTGGTACGACCAGTGTAGATGAACTGTAAAGACTTCCCGTTCTTTAGGGTTCTCTTTGTGACTAGATCCCTTGCAATTGTATTGCGTTGGAATCCTTTGAACAACTCTCCAGAAAATAATTTAAGGAAGAGTGCTCTACGTTCTGTTGTTGTAAAGGTAGAACCTGACCTTGTAGCATTATCTGCACCTGGAGCTGTTAGCGAGGACAGTAATGCACTATTTTGATGTGCCATTGTTATGGATAAATTTTATATTACTTTCTACACGTGTAAATTTTTTGATCATTTGTTGTGGTCTATCCCACCGTCTAGACGGCTAATGGTATCCATTAATTATTACCGTAGTAATAGGTTCTGGGCAAAAGCCAATTAGTCAGAGATCCGACACTGAGGTGTCTCTGACCTATGATAGTTAACATGCATTGTTTCTACCATAATAAAAAAGGCTAGTAATCCGAAGACCACTAGCCATAGTTCGTTGAATTT